TCATTTTATTCCTTTTTCTGCTAGTAGCAATTTAATATCCTGCATACCTTCACACAGTTCTTTTAAGAGGGTTTTAACTTCTCCCTCTTGTTTTTCAAGTGAATATATACGAGCCTTAATTTTAGTGACATCGTTAGTCATTTTAATCCACGTACCAAGTATACCTGTAAAGGCTGTCGCTGCTACTGCTATTAGTTCCATTATGCTGTTACCATATAATATGAAAAATAAACTTTCATAGTCCAACCTCCGTTAAAGGCTGTTGTACTCCATATCTGAAATGGAACGTTAGTTATAGAAAAGGTCATTTTTTCGCTATTTCCTGCTGAATTATTAGCACCGAAACAAGCAGTAACAGTTCCACTTGATACTCCGTCCATCCAGTCACGAGATTCCCCCCAACGGTCATTTGTTGTAGAAGAAGCTGCATCCCACCCCATCCTTAAATCAGCAGAGGAGCTTTCTGTACTAGCACCATACGTAGCTACACACACACAACTTACAGGAACAATTATTTTTCCTGCTTCAGCAGCCTTTAAATTTATTGGGGTAGTATCGTACCGCATATTTGCTACATCCGTATTATCTAAAGTAATAGTACGAGTAAGAAGCGTCCCCCCTGCACCTAAATTTGCATAGGTGATTTTTTTGCTTGTTCCTGCTGCACCGCCTGAAGTGTCGCTTACGTCTACTACTGTTAGATAGTCTCCCGAATCTGGGGTAGTGCCTAATGCGGCTAGGTCTGTTAATTTTGTGGACATTTTTCTATGTATGCTCTAAGTCGAGCATGATTTTTAAGCGTTAAAATATTTAATTCCGAGCGCACCTGCAAGGGCTTTGATTTGGTTGTCGTTTGTGATTTTTGGGTATAAGTTGAGTCCTCCAAAATAGTTTCTTTGTGATGGTGAAAGGTCTGAGCCTGTGTTTTGATTATATTCTGGCAAGGTAGCTGTATTATTTCTAATAAAAGAAATCATGCGCTCTCTATAGAACATAGCTATTTCATTTGACCTAGTAACTACTTCGTTTATGTCTCCTATACTAGCAGGAGAACCTTGTTCTGAAGTGGGTACGGTAACTGAGTTATTCGAGAACCGTAAGCGCACTACGTAAGCTACTTCACAAAAGGCAAACTGAACTAGAGCAGGTTGTATGTAGTCATTTACTAAAGTAAGGTAAGAACCTGTTAAGGCTGTACCTGCTTGAATTTGAGATTTTAGGTATTCGTCTAACTCCGTTCCTAGAGCTGGGAGAATCCATCTGTCTTGAGATATGTTTATGTAAGGCGTTAGCAGGTTGTCGTCTACTGCTGAACCTAGTGCTGTATCTCTTTTTAGCTTACTAGCTGAAATGTATAATGTAGTTGCCATTAGTTTACTGGGTTAGGGTATTTAAGTGAGCCTCTGTTTGGCATGTCTATCGGAGCTATGGTTTCGTACCCCTCGTTTACTACGTAAGGGTTGTCTCCTACCCTATTCATAACCGCATCGAAGTCGCCTTGAATCTCTACGTTCTGCTCCTCGCTAAATTCTGCTATGTCTCCGTCTGGAGCGTATATAAAGATATTTCTCTGAAAGGCATGGCGGCAAAAGCAACCGCCCTTATACTTTAAAATGGAATATTCGTTTTCTCCTGTTGGGGCAAATTGACCATTTACTCCGTCCTCTGACATATCGTTAATATCCTCGTAACGATACATAGCTCCTCCATTAGATAAATCCATCATAGCTTCACAGAAATCTCTGCTTTTATAGTTAGGGTTTTCTGGTGGGGTTTTAGCGTTCTCAATGTAACTATACCTTACTGCGAATAAATATCCTTTAGGGCTAATTACATCGTAGTCAGAGTCCATATCGTAGTCAGCATACTTGTCTACATTATCGTAAGCAAAAGCTCGGTGCATTTTCTTAAAAGAGTGAAACCATTTATCTTGCTCAGTATCTTCTGCCACCTCCGTTCTCCACAGTTGCCACCCTTCTTTCATGGTAGTAGCTTTGTCTGAAAGGTGCATAAGCCAAGCCTCTGAATCTTCTAAAGAAATCTTCTTTGTATCTTCTGAAAACATCATAGGTCTAACCTCCTCCTTTTCTTCGCTCTCTTCTAAGAAATCCGCAGGTACAAGTTTTTTAAAGGTCAAAGGAATAGTTATGGAGCTTGCAGCTAGAATAGGCCGTAACCCATCTAAAAATAACTCCTGCATAGGTTTAATTACAGTACGGAAAAACAAGTCATAACCGTCTTTCATTTCGTCTGCATTAGAACCAAACCCCCCACCTTCTGTACGTATTCCAAATAACAAAGGAGTAGTTACTCTATGACCCGAAAGTATTTTTGTTTGTACCTCCCTAGAAAGAAAGTCGTAAGTCTTATGAGCCTCCGATAAATTCAAGGGTTCTATAGTAGGGGCGTTTTCTTTACTGTCAGAAAAAGTCATTAGAATCTTCCCTGCGTTAGTAGCTCCTCCAAACTTGTTATAGATAAGTCTTTCTAGTTCTGCTCTCTCTTGCTCTGTAGGAACTCCGTCTGCGAAGTTAATCATACAGCTAGGAAATAAGCCGTTGGTAATATTCGACTGGTGATACGCAGCTAAGTCGCAGTCCACCTGTATGTAAGGTGTAGAACTCAAGTAGTCTGGCAGTCCGTATGCGTAGCTTAAAGGGCTGTAAAGTTTGATATGTAGTAGTTGGCTCGCGGCTGTTCTGTCCGCTACGTTAAAGGCTGGAATAGGCTGCGGTTCTTTATTTGAATACCAATCTACTGAGTGGTAGTATAAAGGAAATTTATCCTCATCATCTGGCACTCCGCAGCGAATAGTCGAAGCAGGAATATGGTGTACTTCTGAAATGGTAGAACGGTCTTGACTCCAAATAATATTTAGATAGCATTGACCGTATAGCTTTAAATCAAAAGTCGCTCTGCGTAAGCAGTCTCCACTTCCAAATATTTGCTTTACTTTTAACCATTGTTCGATTTGCAAATCTTTATCTACAGAGTCTAAGCCGTCTCCATAAATCATTTCTGCACAGCCTTTTACTACCGCACCATTTATAGAGCTAGAGGCAAATAAAGACTCTAGGTAATGAGGGTAGTGGTTGTCTGCCCCCATTTCAATATACTTCTTATTGTTCGACTCAGTAAAGTGAGGCGTATTCGTGCTTTGGTAATTTAGTACCGAGAGTTTCTGTTTCATTATGGTATGTAAACGTGGTCAGGGTTATCGTCCCCTGTAGTGTATTCTTTGTATTCGCTTTCTCCTAGTGGCGGTGTTCCTGTCGTAATATACGCAAGAGTTTCTGCGTAGGTAGTGGAATCACCTGTAAATTTTATCAAATACATTCCCTCAATTAAGCCTGTGGGCTGGTAGGAAAATTCTGTATAGCGACCATTTGACAAAAGTGGAGTTAAATTTACTGTAGTTACTTTTTCTGTTAGTTGGTTAGTTAGCGTTAGGGTTACTGCTCCAGTATTTTTTAGTCTTACCGATACGTTAGTTATAGAACCAACAGTATTTTGACTACTTAAATAAATATAATCGTTTCCAGTAGCTATTTGCGTTGTGCTATGCGTAGCAATAGAAGTTTTTGCATCTGAATAATCCGAACCAATACCAACCCGTTGCTTAAAACCAGCACCCGAAGTATAAGATAAAATATCATATTTAGCTACGTAGGTCTTTCCAAGTGTGGTAATTCCTGATTGATTAATAGTAGAAGATACTGTACCGTCACTTACTGCTTTACCTTCTTCAAGCGTCCAAGGTGGTGTATTAATATTCCAATAACCATTCGGGTCAAGTTGTTGGACTATGACAGATTGAATTGAAATAGTTTGAGAAGCTCCAAGTGTTTCAGTGTACAATCTATGAATAAATAAATCATACGTTCCAGTTCCAAGATGATAAAGTGTAAATGTCTGATATGAAGTTGTGAGTGATACAGTTCCAATTGTGCTTATAAGTGAAGCTCCAGAACTTTCAAGTATTTCAGCATCAAAAGCAGATGTAGCTTTCATACTCAATACAATCTTGTAGCTCTTGCCAAGTGTAAAAATACCCGATTGATAAATTCCAACATTACTATTTAATGCATCAATATTTAACTCTGCACCAGTAGATGGAAAATCAACTGTTGAAGTTCCTGAAGTATATGGTGTCCAATCTTGTCCGACCTCCTTAACTGAGATGTTGTTAATGTAAATATCAGAAACAGAAGTGTATCTATTTAGATAAAATGAAGTTTTTGTAGCTTCAAAGTATTCTACATATGTTTTTGTTGTATCGATTAAAAATTGTACTGCTCCACCAACTTTTTCAAGTTTCGCTGTTCCACTATTAACTACTGCATCAAGTGTTACCTTGTAGCTTTTGCCTATTTCAAAAACATCAGACTGAGATAGTCCACTTGCGTCTGAGGTGCTACTTACAAGCCTTGCTCCCTCATCGCTTAAACTCCACTTATCACCAATAGTCCACCCCTCTCCAAGCTCTTGGACTACGATGCTGCTTATAGTTACAAAGTCGGTTGTACTTGTTGAACCTCCAGCAAGGTTTAATTTGAAATACCATCTATCATTTGCTACACTCGGAGCAGTATAATAAAAAGTGTGTGTTCCTACACTTTGTTGAGGTAAATCGTCATAACCATTTAAAGCGGAACCCGTGTAGTATTGTATGG